GGTCCGCGATCTGTCGTTGATTCTTTCCGTTGCCGGTGTACAACGGGCTCTCCCTCCCCGACAGATCGCGGGTGATTATGAACCGTGAACGATACCGGTGCTAGAATCCCTGGACACGATCCTTGCTCCTTACAGCTAGGGTTGTGAGAGACCGACGCTTGTTGACAGCAGGTGTCGGTCTCGCTATTTGGGATAAAGAGACACTAACTACCGTGGACAATTCCCGAGTTTCCGTAGAAATCGGAGCGAAGTTGAGGCAGCATCACACACATCACTTTAAAGTTCAACATCATTCCTCCATGAGACTCCCACTGAACGGTGGTGATGTCCATGCCGATCACCATCCGAACCACGTCTGTGGTCATCTGGACGAGGATGAGAGAGTCGTCGGGGATGTAGTCCACCGTCCGAACATCGAGAATGCCGTCGATCTCACGAAGACGCTGGCGAAGCGTCATGTCGTTGTAGGTCGGCTTGTAGTCGTCGTCCAGGTAGGGGTCCCAGTAGAGCCCGGCGTAGAGCATCCACGGACCGAAGTGGTAGGCTGCCTGACTGGCCTTCTTCATCTGGAGAACGTCATCCACCGTCGTCTGCGGAATCCAGCCCATCGAGGTCGGCTGGGTCAACGAGTAGATGATCCGGTTGGAGAAGTTCATGTACCCTTGGACGACGCCACCGCCCCAAGTGTACGAGGAAACGCCCGTGAAACCGCCGGGAGTGGCAGCACTATTCGTGCAACCGAGCGTGAGTTGCTCGACCTGTTCCGCCACCCGCCGCCCAGCCAGTTCTGCCGTCGTCGTATCCAGAGGGCTGTAGCCAGTGCGGGAGGCAAGCACCTGTCGGAGGGGGAATTGGAAGTCCTTGTGGATGATCGGCAGCGGGAAGTTGATGAGCGAGAACACCGGCCGGTCGCTCTCAGCCTGGCGAAGACCGTCCATGCTGATCGAGGCACCCGTGATGTCACTCTGCTGCTGGAACTGCATCACCGTCTTGGCGATGCCGTTGGGCAGTTGATAGACCAGACCCGCTTCCCGAATGTCCTTCGCAGCCCGCAGCCGGGGCTTGGCCGCTCGGATGATCGCCTCATCCAACTGAATCCAGTCGAGAACCCGCAGGGTGGCGTTGGTATCGTTGAAGGTCCGCACGGCCTTGGGGACCGATTTACCGTCCGGGCCGACGACATTGCGAGTAATGAAGGTGCGACCACGATCAACGTAGGGTCGCATGGCTCCGACATCGAGTTCGCTCTCCAGGAGCATGCGAGCCCAACTGCCGCCCATCGACGAGTACCGCTCAGACGGCACCATGTAGTCGATCTGGATGTCGGCGTCGGGATTGAACCCTTGCACTTCGTAAGGCATTGCTTTCCTCCGTCGAGAACTTCCTCCGGGACGGAGGGGATCACGGAACGATGACTCGGATGAACGCCGCTGAGTTGAACCCGCTGGTGCCGGTACTGCCGCTGTTGTCCACCGCCTCGTCGGCAATGACGACCGTGCCAGAGGCTCCGGCCCGCTGGAGGTCGATCTGGAACTCCTGCAAGGCGATGATGTTGCCGGTCGAGGCAGCCGACGCTGTCGAAGTCACCTTGATGAGTTCCGTAACCGTGGTGTCAATCGTGGTCGCCGCGATCTCGACAGGCGTGTCGGTGACGGTGCCGCCAGCGTTGTTGTACCAGACACCGTCGGCAATGAACTTGCCCGACGAGGTCAGCGAGCGAATCGTCAGGAACACGTCGAACTCGACGTACTGAGTCGCCGCCAGTTGCAGGGCTCCCGAATCGACCAGGGTGGTCGAGCCGATGTACAGCTTGACCTCATGGGTATTGGTCGTGTTCTCAGCCGACACCACCGCCCGACCCTTGATGTGCAGCACATCGCCAACCGAGAGGAAGTTGGCAGGGATCGTGTAGGAGCCGTTGGAGAAGGTGGTCTCCGTCAGCGTGTTCGTGATGTTGCTCGACGGTGCGACGATCTGATAGAGCGTGTTGGCCGGAGCCGTCGCCGTGGACAGGATCAGTGTACCGTCGCCGGCCGACATGAGCGGAGCCTGATTGGCCACATTCTGTCCAGCCTGGAGAAGCATCAGATACTTGTCACCACGGGCACCGTAGTTGAAGGGAACGGCATCCCCAGACGGCAACTTCTGGGTAATGTCGAGTCCCCGCAGAGCTTCCTCCTTGAAGACGATGAGCGGACCACCACCGCCCTGAACATTGTGGGGAATGACGTTGCCGTTGGACTTCTTGATGCCCAACATCCCAGGGTAGCAGTCGGCGTCGGCAGTCGCTTCCTCATGCCGACCCCGAGCGATCAAAACGATGCGATTCGGGATCATCGTGTTTTCCTTACTTGAGAAAGGGACTTTCTCAAAACGCCTCGGGAGAATCAGTTGCCGTTCAGTTGCCGTTGGAGTTCCAGGTCAGTTGCGGGATGGGGAGAACCGTGGGCTCGAAGCCCTGCCCGTTCTGTTGCCCTTGCTGGTTGTCGAGAAACATGGGTGTGTCAGCCTGGCCGGCGTAGTTGGCCACCGGACGAGAAGCAACCTGCCCCTGCCCACCGCCGGCCAGTTGAGCCATGCCCCGCAGCATGTTCATGTCCTGCTGAGCCAGCCACTTGTCGCTGAACCGATTGGACGGCGAGTTCATGATGATCTGAATCAGCCGGGTCTTCTCCGCGTTCTGCACGGCCATCGCGTTCATCAAAACCTCCCGGATCTCGGGAGGAGCGTTGCCGATGTACTGATCGACGGAGGGACGCTGGGGCTGACCGTTCTGAGCGTTCTGATGGATTCCCACGCTGCCGGCTCCATGAGCGTTGGACCGATCACCGATCCCATCGTAGGAGTAGGGCTGGATCGGCGTGCTATAACCCCGCTCGGTGAACTTCTGGACCCGCTCGAAGTGGTCGTCGGGCAAGCCTTCGAGGAAGGAGCGATCCTCCTCAGCCCAGCCCTTGCCCATCATCTTGTTGACAGCATCCTTCCGGGCACCGCCGGCCGTCGTCCGGACCTGACTGTCGGACTGCCCGCCGGGAGCGTGGTGGGCGTCAGAGTGACCCGTGGGGTCGTGCATGAGTTGATGGGCACCCTGATGAATCGCGTTCTGAGTCGGCCGTTGAGGAGTCGGCACGGTTGTACCTCCCGCCGAATTCACGTTGTACGGAGAGGACGTACCGTCTATCGGCGTCTGGCGGCGGGTCCTGTACTCGGAAACTCGTTCGATTTCTTCGGGCTCACCATCGAAACGAATCTTATCGTCATCGTAGGTGTATGGCAATCGCCACTGCTTGCCGTCCTTGCTCCAGACGACGTAGTTGGCATAGAGATCCGTCACCCAACCACCCCAGTCTCCCTCCTGAGTGATACCGGAATAGTGCTCCTCCAGAGCCTTCTGCATCTGCTGATGCTTCATCACATCCGAGAGTTCACCCACATGGGGCTGGGGCAGTCGGACCGGGCCTTGCTGATCCTCGTTTCGAAAGATCGGCTGACCGTTGCAGGTGACGTAGGACGTTTGCCGGCGGACCTCTTCGGGCTCTCCATGAAGTTCGGCCTTGCCTGACTTGCCGACCTTGTAGCCGTGCTTGAACAGCTTGCCGCCCTTGTCGTAGATGACGTGCTTGGGGTAGACCTCATGAACGTAATGATCGCCATAAGGCTTGCCGCCGTTCAAATGATGTTCGACGTGATCCTTCACATCCGTTGCCGACAGGTTGTGGTCGGCGTTGGCAATCAGAGCCTGTGAGTCACGGTTACGAAGGAGTCCCGCACCGTCGGCAATGGAACAGGAGCCCCGCTGATCGGGCAGGATGGCAAGGTGGTCGGGCTGGATGTTGCGAACGATGCCCTTGTACTGCTCGCCCTGCCAGGTGCCAGGTGTCATCTCCGGATCTTGCCAGAGCCCGGTTGAAACCTCCAGCATGGTTCCATTGTTGATGGCGTCAAGAACCCGAGGATCAACCTGTCGCAGCTTGTCCTCTTCCAACCATGCTTCCTGACGTAGACGGCCATCCCAGGCCGAGTTGAAGATGAGACCGACACCCTGCCGGCGAATGACATCCGGATCGCAAGCCGAGACCCCGTCACCGTTCATCATGGGATGGTAGACGACAATCGGCTTGTGATTCCAGACGCCGGGGTTCTTTGCGAGTTCTTCGGGCGGATAGTAGTAGGGACCATCCGAGCCGTTATGAACCCCCACCGTCAACGCCACCGCTGGGACGACGAGATAACGCTTGCCCTCAAGCATCTCGTACCGCTTGTTCGGCGTGGCCAGATTGAAAATGACTTTCGCAAACATCAATCACCTTCACCGTGTTTCCTTGGCTCAGAAGGCTTGGGCGGATCGTGGGGAAATGGCTTACCTTGCCTTCGAGTCTTTCGTATGTGCAGGTCCGAGATTGCTTCCGTCAGGTTCTCAACCGACTTGGTCAGAACGTCCATATCCCGCCGCCATACATCCGTCATTCGCTGGAGTTCTTTCTCACAGTGGTTGGTAACTTCCTTGACTGCATCGCGGTTGTCCACTGTGATCTGGATGATCGTGGCTCTTTGTTCCTGGAACTGCTTCGACATGATCTCCTTGTAGTCGTTCTGTTCCTTGGCCATGACTTCCTTGTGACTATCCTGTTCTCGGGCAAGCATCTCCTTGTGATCGTCTCGTTGCTGCTGTTCGACCTTGTTGTGGCCTTCCAGAACCTCCTTGAGCATCTTGTCCTTACTGGGGATGTGGTGCATTAGAACCCAGTAAAGAACCATCGCCAGAAGACCGCTTGCACCCAACCCTGCCCATCCTGCCGCCCCCGACAATCCACCTGTCACCGGCTCCTGAGCGAGGAAGAACCATTCCATCACTCATTTCCCCTTCTTGTATCGCTTCGGATGTTCTCCGGTTTTCTTATGCCTCCTGGCTTCTGACTCGGCTATCGCAATCGCCTGTTTTTGCTCGTAGCCTGAGTGCATCAACTCCCTGATATTGGAACTGATGACCTTCTGAGAGTGACCTTTTTTGAGAGGCATGACCCTCTCCTCAGAAGGAGATTTCCGGCGAGACGAGAATGGACCCATCGGGTAGAACGAGAACGAGCCAGTAGTTCGTACCGCCGGCCGTCTGGATCAGGTTGAGGTCGAAGGCTCCGGTGGCGTTGCTCTCGACAATGACTTCCTTCTCCGTGACCGGAGTGTCGAGAATATAGCCGTTGGTGCCGATGGCGATGTTGGAAGTACAGGGCGTGCCGGTGATACCGAGACCCGTCGAGGCGTCGGAGAGGAAGCAGCGAGCAACGCAAATGCCCGACTTCTGCCCCCTGGCATCCTTGAGTTGGACGGCGACGTTGATGGTGTTGGAGGTCTTGGTGCCGACGGTAAAGGAGGCGAGATTGAAGGCGTTGTACGCCTTACTTGCCGCAAACTTGGCTGGTTGTGGATTTGGCACAGCTTGCCTCCGTTAATAAAACATTCCTCCAGCGACCATAACAAAGTCGCTGAAGGAATGCAAGTAGCTGACGAAAATTCGGATCGACCGATCCGTAGACCTCAATGTCAGCACGATCCCCGAGATACCGTCGGAAGGCTGGCCTGCCGGTAGTAATAAACCGGAGCCGGCCGGTAGTAGATCATCTGCCGAAGAACCGGGGCCGGAGTCTGGTGAGTCACAATCGGCCCGTAGTAAGGAACCGGGTAGGGGTAAGGATACGGGCTCGGCCAGGGCGGGTAGGGATAGGGGTAAGGGTAGGGGTAAGGATTGGGCCAGGGCCAGGTCGCGGAGTGAGTGGAAGTATGGATAACCGTGCCGGCGGGGATACACCCACAATTGCTGCTGATCGTACAGCCACAGCCGGGGCCGCAGATGCACTGAGGAGACGAGTAGGTGACGACCGGCGATACGCAGAACGGAACACCACACTGGCCGGGCATCGCACAGGAGCCGCCGTTCGGACAGCGGAGGCTGTTGGCGTTGCAGGAGCACTGGGAATATGCAGGAGCACAGGAGAAGATCAGCAAGACACAGACCGAGAGAACGCGAAGGAACATGAGTTTCCCTCCGAGAAAGTTATTTTCGCCAGAAGATCAGGGGGTGGGAGGGCAGTTGTCGGGGTCCTCGCAGCAGCAGCACACCTTGACGGCGTGACTGAGGGCACAGGACAGACTCTCGACCGTCTGGTGAGCCTCACAGCAAATGTCACGGTCGCAGCACTTCTTGACGCCCTTCCGCTTGGCCTGAGCCGCCGGCCCGACGACGTTCTGGAGGTCGGTCAGAATGGTGCCGATGATCTGCACCACATCCTCACCGCCGGAAACCACGTCCTTGAACAACTGCTCGACCGCCGGAAGGTTGAACTTCTTCGCTGCCATGTTCTGTTCTCCCATGAAATGAAGGACACTGTCCAGAGCAACCCCAAGGTCGCTCACCCAAAACTGCCGCTGACCGAGAAGGATCTCCCTCTGTTCCGCAGTCATCGGCACAAGGAACGGATGGGCAGCATTGAGCGACAGGAGCGAGTCGATTCCTGCAACAATCTGCTGCCTGAGTACCTCACGGTTCATACTACTCGCACTCCAGTTGGGAGATGTAAGCATCGAGTTCGGCAAGGTTGCTGACCGATGCCGTATCCCGCCACCAAAGCGAGACTGCTTCCAGAACAACACGCTGCCGCTCGGAAAGTTCTCGCTCCGGCTGATGCAGGGCGGTCTGGACAGCGTGTTCGATTTCTTCCCGTGGACCCATTCTACACCCCATCAACAGGCGGAATAAACGGTTGGGAAGAAGCTTGCTCATCCATGAGAACCATCAGTCTGACCAGTTGGGACGGATGAATCTCTCGGATAAGTTCTCCAAGAGCCGTAAGAATCTGAGCATCCTCAGTAGAGACAGGTACAGCCCTCACCTGTCCAAGTGTGGGTAGTAAAAATACCAGTCTTACCCGAAGTTCTTCAACCGTCACTTCTTGACCTTCTTCTGGTGGATGGCGTTATAGAGAGCGTCAATCGCCGCGATGGTCCCGGTGGGGACAGTCTCGCCACCGCTCGTGCCCGGAGTCACCGAGTAGGTCCCGGCCGGCAGATCGCCCGTGGTCGTGATACTGACACTGCCGCCAGGAGTCGGGGTCGGGCCAGGGCCAGGACCGGGAGGCGGGGTCGGACCAGCCGAGACCCACAAGGCTTCCGAACCGATGGAGTCGGCTCCGTACTTTACCCAGGCATAACCGTTGTCCGCCCAGGACGTGCCCCAGGAGTTCCGCATGATCCATGCTCCCGAGGAGCCATCACCGTTATTGTGGTTGTCATCCCAGCCGACGATGGCAACATCGTGATTGATGTCGGAGGAATTGCCGGTGATGGTCGTACCACCGCCGGCATTGTCCCAGTCGCCGCCTGCTGCAACACCCGTACCGATCGGTCCGTACTGGGCCATGCAGTTCTTGATGTCCTGTACGTTGGCAACGCCGTCCTGCTGATTAGGCGTGCAGAATCCCCAGTTCTGAATCTTCCAGAGCTTCGTGCCCGACTTGAATTGACAGTTGTTGCTATCAGCCTGGTAGGGTCCGTAGTCGGAGGCGTTGGGGAGTCCTGTCTGCTGGCAGGCGTTGCAAACGGTCGTGTTGTCGTCGCCGCCGCAGCCTCCTGACTGCACACAGTCAAGGACATATTGCTCAGAGAGGCGAAAACTCCCATCGTTCTTGGCGACACCGATCTTGATGAAGGAGCATGTACAGACACAACAACCGGAGAAATCCCAGCAGGAACCGCAGTTCCCCTGGTCAACGATGGGAGGAACCCATCCCAGAGTGCGACAGTCAAAGGTCGCCGCCGTGGCCTTGGGGAGACGGGAGACAAGGTCGCGGTTGCGGTCTTTCGATGCGTCGTGAAGGGCTCGGAGGTTGCGAGGAGCCTTGCGTCCCCTGGCGTGCTTCATCACCTGTAGTTTGGCGATGGAGCGAGTTGGAATGTACTTAGGTGCCAGGAGAGAGCCGCTGACGGTGCCAAGGATGGGGGCAATCACCAAAGCGATGATTGCTACCTTGAGCTTCATTCCGATCATTGTGGGGAGTCCTCTGCCCGCGAAAATGATTTTCTAAAAGTCCGCCGCCGGCTACAAGCGTAGGATGGTCCGGACAACAAGCCCGGAGGGTGTTGGGAGCGGCCGGCGGCGGACTGTTCAAAGATTAGTCAGGGGGAGAAGGATTGTCAACACCTTCATCATCCCTTCATCCCATCTGCCTTTCGGTCTGCGGTATCCCGTTGCTCGGGATCGGACTTCGGCTTGTCTGAGTCAGCAATTTTCTCTCGCTTGCCGTTGACACCTGAGCCCTGCGAGGGGTCCACCTTGTTGAGCATGCCAAGGTTCGCCTGCTTGGCGATCCGGAGGGCGTCCCGAGGACGAAGACCGAGGATGAGAGTTAGAAACTCGACGGGTGGAACCAGATGGATGATTCCTGAAGAAACGTACTGGGAGAGTGCCTGACTCCACTTGAGCGAGAGGTTCGCCTTGTCCTCATCGGTCGTGGTATTGAGATCGCCCCAGCCGACGAAGTACCGACCGGAGGATGGCGGCGGCATGATGCCAATGGCGATCATCCGGTCGATAAAAGCCCTAATGACATAAGGCTCGACAAACATCTTGAGCCGGCGTCCCAGTCGAGTGTTCCAGGTCAACTTGTCCTGGCTGGAGGCAAGCCTCGCTTCCTCACTGCCCATGAAAATGCGAGTGGGAACGCCCATATGAGCAGCGATGGCTTCGATCTGAACGCGAACATGTTTCTCGGGGTCGGCCACTTGCGGAGCGAGACTCTTGGCACTGACACCCATGACAGCCAGAAAGCGGTCGAGACCGTCGGAGTACCGGCGAAGGTGTTCCTCGAACTTCTCCCGATCAAAGTCAGGCTCGTCAGCCACGAAGCGTGGATCAACCTCGAAGGAGATGCCGGGGAAGGCTCCCTTCCAGAACATCTCGGCAGAGCCACCCTTGATCTTGCGGAGATCAAGTTCTCGGTTAAAGACCCGTTGCTGGCGAGGGACACCGAAAACCAGGGAGGACTGGAGGTTGTCGGCAACATGAAGGACGCGAGACCAGTGAACACGACGGTTGAGTCGTGTGCCGATAGAGGCTCCGGCGGCATCAATCGTCATGTCAAGAAAGACAAGGTTGTAGAACTTGGGCAGGCCGTAGCGGGGGCTCATCACGTCCGTCTCGTACATGTGAATGAACGAGAGATACTCGTCGAAGGGACGGACGTAGAGGAGATTCCGCTGAGTCTTGGAGACGCTGCCTCGCATGCCGCGAAGGAGGTCGGGCTCGAAGATCGGGGCTTCGAGATCCATCCCGTCATCGACACCAAGGAGGAGAGCCCCGTAGTGGCCGACGCCGGAAAGCTGATCGATCCGGTAGAGGAACTGGAGGATGTTGTAGTTGTCTACGAGTTCCTGCCACCGTTTCTCAAAAGGTGTCCATGTCTCCTCATCCTCGGTCTCATAGACGACCGGGTCCGCTCCCCAACTCTCATCGGGGTAGATATTCACCACCCGAGCAGCAACGTCGTCCCGGTCGTACATGTAGCGGTACATGATGGGAGTGATGAACTTGGGGTAGCCGCACTCCCGATCAATCTGATGGCGAGGATCGGTGATGATGTCGAAGTCGAGGTAGGCATAACGAGGAAGGAGGAACTGCCTGAGAACGTTTGAGAAATTGGGGTATTCCTCGACGGAGTTCGTCACGAGACGGAAGTTGTTGGTGACAGAGCCGTTGAACTCAACTCCCGTGTACTTGCCCTTGGAGCGAAGGTGGTTGATGGTGAATTCCATCGCCGAGGCAGCAGCGGCAGGACCGACCGAGGCAAGGATCGTCTTATCCTTCTCGATCAAGGATGGCTCCTCATCCTTGATCTGTGCCCCGAGTTGATCGGCGATCCCCATGACAAGAGCGTTCTGCACCGCCGACAGCTTGCCGGCCAGTCCGCTCGTATTCATAGCGGCGACGAGTTCGTCCCGAGTCATCATGGGAAAGTGGCTTTCTCAAAAAGCACCGATCTTGATTCGCTTCTTGACGATGTTGGCGAAGGCACCCGAGGAGGCGTCCACCTGATCCTTATACTTACTTCGTGGGAAGAAGCGAAGCTCCTGAACGTACACATGGTTCCAGGGAGCGTTCACGAGCACTACCTTCCCCATGTTGACCCAGACAGAGAAGGTGTCGGCTCGCATCTCCTTGTCGCCTACGGCCTTCTCCATGAAAGCATGAAAGCCC